CTACCTTAACCGCGTTCCGATTAAAATGAACGAATACGGCTTTGAATATGCCAAAGACCTTCGGTCGCATCATAACCGCGTCAAAGCCAAGTTTGGAGGCCGTATCGGCCGAGACCAGCGCATCGGCGAACCGCGTCTTATGGTCGAGTCCAAGCAGGAGCTAGACGCGTACATCAAGGAGCGCCAGGCCGCCGTCGGTCGCACCAAGGCTGGCTGGCTTCGTGCGCTGAGTATGATTCCCAAGCCCCTTCGTGCTAATGTTGCTAGTGGTAACTTCGGGGCCAAGCTGCGCAACGCTGGATGGATTGCCCGCCACGGTGGGTCGGGTCAGGCCACGGGTTCTTACACTGACAAGAACGCTCAGGTGACCATCCAGAACTTTATCGGAAACATCAACGCCATCGCGGTAAAGGCTGACACTATGGCCTTAGCCCTGGGCAACCGCGTCAAGCAGATGGAGGCCGACCTCAATCAACACATCGCACGCACCAAGCAGAAGATGGGACTCTGATCACTTGTCCCCGCGGACCCGCACGAACACCGGGTGACGTAGGGAGCCGTTCGGGGTCTTCATCTGGAAGTCTACCTCGGCGGTCTGGCCGATGAGCTGAGAGCGCTCGGCAAGCAGGGCGGCGCGGGTGGCGTTATCCATGCCTGTGCCGACGCTGACTAGGCGCCGTCCGCAGCGCACGACGATGTGGCCAGCCATCCCAGCGCACTTGCCCGTGCCTTCGACCACGTCCACAATCTCGGCATCAGTGGTGTCGGCGTCCTTGACCTTGAGCCAAGCCCTGGAGCGGATGCCGTGGGCGTAGGTAGCGGCGGTATCCTTGACCATCGCACCCTCGAAGCCCTCAGCGGTAAAGCGGACAAAGGCTTCCTCGGGGGTGCAGGAGACGCTGGGGATGAGCAGGAGTGAGGTGGGGTAGGACCGGGCAAACAAAGCCTCCAGAGAGGCACGGCGGGTACTGTAATCGCCAGCCACGGAGGGCAGGTCGAACAGCCAGACGCGGGCATCGTCGGCAGAGCGGTCAGAGCGGAGGGCACCGACTGACGTAAAGAACGACTTGCCAGACACGGCCTCACCATCGAGGGACCAGACGCCGTCCTTGCCAGCCAGGAGGTCGAGCACCTCGTAGGCTAGATGGTCGAGGGAGGGCATCGGGTTGCCGTTGCGGGTCTCGAAGCGGACGGTGCGGGTGGACAGGTCCGCCGTGATCAGGACGCGGAGGCCGTCGACCTTGGGCTCGCAGACATAGGACTCGGGCGTCTCGCCGGCATACAAGCGGGCAAGCATGGCGCCGTGGCGGGCCTTGGGAGTGCGGCGCTTGGGCTGACGCGGAACCGCTCCCTCGAACATAGCGAAGAAGGCGGCTAAGACTGGGTCCTGTTGGCAGAGCATTGGTGGAAGTCCCGAGTAAGGCAGCCCCTGCCCCGTCCGTCAAGCCCCTTTCCCTACCAAAGCGGGCAATAGTACAATGGGAACGAAGAGCATCCGCCACATCGTCGAGGCCACCGTCGCGACTTACCTCTCGACCCAGACAGGGCTGACCACCGTCACGTTCCTGACTGGCGACAGCGCCGTTACTCAGACCTTACCCAAGGCCGTGGTCCTCTGCGAAGCCGCCCGGGCACCGTCCGACCTCCCCGAAGGCGAAGGCAACTTCTCCTGCTCGGTCCGCATCACGCTCTTCTCGAACGCCGACGACACGACCCTCGCCGATCACCGCCTCCGCTGTGCCGCCCTGTCCGGCAATATGCGTGACCTGACCTCCATCAAGGCGGCCTTCACTGCCACGGGCGACGCGTCCTGCTATGACGTGACGATGCAGTCCGAAGACGAAGGGGTCGACGAGCGCTCCTGGGCGACCTCGTTCACGTTCGACATCCTGACCGTCTTCCCCGCGTAAGGTTACCAAACCGAGCATATTCAAATGGCCGCCATCTCTAACGGAACGACCTGCCTCTACGGTGTCGCGGGTACTGTCACGAACCTCTACGTGCAGTCCTACTCCCTCTCATCCTCGTTCAACGCCGAGGCCACGGTGGTCGACGAAGCGGGCCTGACGAAGACCCATCGCCTCGACGATCGAAAGTCGGAAATCACCATCGAAGGCATCTGCAAGACCGCCTCGATGCCCGTCCTCGGCGCCGCCATCAGCTTCACGGTCAATGCCAATACGGCTTACCCGTCCGGCTCGGCGTCTGCTTCTTTCGCTGGCACTATCACCAAGATTGACGAAAAGGGCTCCAACAAGGGTTTCACCGCGGTGACCATCACGGCCATCGATTACGAAGGCATCACGCCTGCCTAATTGACTTAGCCCCAAGCGGGCTAGACTGGGGGCATGGACAAGCGCTTCCTTTCGGCCTTCATCGACCCGGCACCTTTTCGGCTGCTGGGTCGTTCGCTTTATCCATGGTGCCTCAAGTATCGGGTCCGCCTGATGGCCTTCGACTCCCCGCTGGTGACAGGCTCCCGGGGCATCACCCCCGCCGACCTTATCTTTGCCTGCCAAGTGTGCGCCGAGGAACCCCTGGGCGAGATTGGCTGGCGCGATCAGCTGCGGATGATGCACTTGTCCCGCAACCCTGCAAAGTTCGAGCGCCTGCTGGAAGCCTTCGCCGGCTACATCCTAGTCCAAGATTGGCCGAAGTTCTGGGAGCAAACCAAGAAATCCAGCGGAGGGAGCAAGGGCGTACCGTGGCCCCTGTCCATCGTGGCTAATCTGATCGCGTCAGGCATCGACGAAAAGCGGGCGTGGGAAATGCCGGAGTGTCAGGCGGTCTGGCTTAACTCCGCCCTGGCTATCCGCAAGGGTGCGGACGTGGCGATCATGTCGCCCGAAGAGGAAGCCTTCATGGCGGAGGAGGAGGCCAAGGAGAAGGCTGAGTCCGCTTCCAATCCTGCAAAGGAAACGACTCCCTGACATGGCCCAAGACCTGACAGTCAACGTTAAGACCACCTCCGACGTCCCGCAGGCGATGGACAAGGCGAAGAGCGCCACGGTGTCTTTCAGCAAACAGGTCGAGGATATCCAGAAGAAGTTTAGCACCGGATTCAAAGACATCTTTCTTGGTTTCTTTGCTCCCATGGTGCTTCTCAATGCCGCCATTTCCTACTTCGGGAACAAGATGGCAGAGGCCCAAAAGCTTGCGACCGATGGCTTTGAGAAGCTGGCTGACGCTTCGTCTAAGTATGGCACCGCTGAAGAGAAGAGTCTCGCGGCACGCTTGAAGCTTCAGATGGATCTTAACAAGGCCGCCGCCGAAGAGCGTGCCGGCAAGTCTGAGATGTTTAAGACCTATCTTCAGACCACGACCGAAGGCAAAGCCCTCGTCGAGCGTGAGATTCAAAAGGGTGGAACCGGATTCAAGATGGGCATGAACATCACTTTCATGCATGAGAAGTTCGTCTCAGGATTGGCGATGATGACCCAGATTCAGGACGAGATTCTGCAGATTGAAGACAGCAAGATTTCCCCGGAGCAGCGCAAGCAGATGTATCGTGAAATCGAGAACGCGAAGCAGGCCGAATATGATGCGGCCGAAGCTAAACGACTGGCTGAACTTGATAAATCTGGACAATCGACACGCCCGAAGTTTGGCAACGAAGGCTTCGGCAACGTCATCGGAGTTGGCGCAAACGTCGCCATGGAAATGGCCCAAATGCAAATCGACGAGCTACGCCGTCACACTGAACTCCTTCAGATGATCGCGACTAAGGAATCCGTAGCCGCCGTTGACTTCTCCAAGGGAGACAAACCCGTCTCTTCTCCATCCCGCGCTAAACTCCTAAGCGGAAAATAATTTATGGCACGCATTGACCAGGGCAACGCCCTAACAGCCGCGATGCTCCAGCCTGGCTGGAACGTGGCAACCGACGGATACGGCCTCTACACGGGCCGCTGCACGTTTAAGATGAACCGCACCGAGGCCATCAGCGGGCTTACCGCCTTTGCCCGCGGAGCTGCTCATCCGATCACCGAGTTTAATTTCATGGCGGTCCACAAGATTGAAGTCGTCTACGATCAGCTCGGGATTGCCACCATCACCGCGGAATACATCGGCGTAAAGAATGGCAGTGGCGAGGCGGCGTTAAACTGGACTAACCCAAACGTTACCGGCTCCATGGGTCTAACTACGGAACCCATCACCAGCCACCCCAACTTCTTTGTAGCGGCCACGGGCTTCCCCGGAGCATCATCCCCCATTGCCGGCCTTCCTTCAGACTTCGGCGGCGCTTATGATGACTCGACCCTAGGGCCCCCTGTAACCGTCCTATCAGCGACTACGCTGAAGCCCGTTGTCGTTCCATCGTGCGAAGGCTACCACGGCGCTTGCTTTGAAAAAGCAGACGGTGGCCGCTTCATCGGCTTCGTCGACCCGACCGATCCGCATTACTACGGCAAGACAAGTTACCTTGCCCAGGTCACCTCATTCTCTGGCGTCCTGTATTTCAAGTCTACCGAGACGACCAAGACTGCCGCGTTTCGTGCCGCAGTAGGCACGACCTCTGGAAGCAATCAGTTCTGCTCTACGGTTAAGGTGCTCCCTGACTACATTGGGACAACCTTCTTAAACGGCACGCTAGACTGTATGCTGCTCTCGCAAGTCAACTTTGAAGACTACGGCAGCGTATTCAAATGCTCCTACGAAATCCGCTACAACCCTAACGGATATCCCCAGGGCGTTTACAAGAACGGCGAATAAGATGCAAATCAACCCGGGCTACGGTTACAGTTTCACGTCCTCTGGTGGAGGGCACAACCTGACCATTGAGCAGCCTTGGTTTCCTTGGCCCATCATTGAAGAAGAATTGCCACCTTACACCATTGTCGACGAAAGCGTGGGTACGACCTACAAGTTCCGCTCCGTCCCTGGCATGGTGAACTCAACCATCCCGCAGATTGGCATCACGGCTGATGCAACGAAGCGCCTAGACCAACTGCCTATTCCGACAACCACCTATAACTTCGACGCGACGACCCATTATTCCTATATTTATCTTAAGGTGTCTTGGCTAGGTGGTACGCCTGATATGTATCCAGTGACAGACCAGACGGACATTCTTTATCCCCGCGTCATCTCGACTAGCATCGAACAACCTTCGACAGACGACTCGGGCTTTCTCCTCTTGGCTACGGCCTATCAGGAGCCTACGACGAAAGTCATCACCATCTGGCAGCTGACGACTGGATCGCAATGGACTGACCGACTCAAGACCGGCACGGCCACGGCCCGCTATTACTTTGCCACGGCCTAATGCCCACCGCCCCGACATACACGCGCACGACTACTTTCGTGGGTGGGTCGACGGGCAGACCGAGTACCTGGGGAGCCCTTCGGAGCGTCATTTACAACCGCACTCTGTCGGGAAGCCCCATCGCTAGTTCTGGTGGCCCAGGTGGGCACACGGTTGACTATGACCACGGCTTTCAGACTACTAACGGTAACGGCCTGATTAGGACCGAGGGAGGATTATTGTATCTAGGAACGGGTGGTAGCGGACCTAACTTTAACGCCCAGATCACCTCCGGGATTAACGCCGAGTTCTCTTCGGACTATGAGACCAGTGCGCTTGGCTGGATCACAAACGAGGACCGGGCCCAACTGACAGGCGAGACGGTGGTCCTGAGCACCGGGAGCATTACCATGGCGGCCTCGGCCTTCGTCTCCCCGTTCCAGAGCTTTACCGCGTCGAGCACCCCGACCATCAATACAATCGGCAAACTGACGGCTTTCTAAGCCCTCCCCCCTCCCCCCTTCCAATGGGGGCAATGGTAAGACCCGATGAGCTGCAACACCGTCACCTTTAAGCGCGGCACGAACTTCGGTTCCTCGACCGTCTTTACCCCGGAGGCCCCTCCGGCCATCCAAAGCCTGTCTGGCGTGACCGTCACCTCGACCATCGTCGACGCGGATCGCAACGAGTACGACCTGACCGTGACCGTCGCCGGCAACGGACTGTCCTTTACCGCGGACTACGTCGGCTCGACCGCTGACTGGGCTATC